GCGTAGACGCCGCCCCGCGAGCCGAAGAAGTAGAGCACGCCCTCCGCGTCCTTGGCCCACGACGAGCCGAACGCCATGCCGGTCGTGTCGGACGCGAGCACGATGGAGCCGTTCTCCATCGGGTCGCCCCACATGATGTAGATGGTGTGGTCGCACCCGAAGATCAGCCGCTCGCGGTCGTACGGGATCATCGCCGTGATGGCGTCCGGCACGCGACCGATCTCGGCCTCGTTGCCGATAATGGCTTGCGTTGCAAGCGGGCTGTCGGGCGGGAAGAAGTCCCAGCCGAACGGATTGCCCGCCTCGCTCATTTGCCAGTTCTGCGGATCGTCGTCACCGCGCGCCAGCACCATGCGACCGCGCCAGAGCGTGAGCAACTTGTAGCGAGGCACGATCGAGCCGCCATCCGTCGCCGTCCAGCGCGACACCGTGCCAGTGCGCGGCTCGTAGTAGCGGTAGCTGACACCGTCAGTGAAAAAGGCTTTACCGTAAGCGTTGACCGACGCGATGTACTTCGCCGACGCCGCGAACGCCGTGGACGACACGGTCGAGACCGCGCCCTGCCCGAACTTGACCAGCCGCCCAGCGACGACGCCGAGGTACTGGACCGCGCGGGCCGAAGCGTTGTTGGGCGTGGCGTTGACGAGCCGCACCTGATGCACCGCAGCTTGACCGGGCGCAGTCGTCTCGACGCCGAGCGCGACGAACTCGGGCCGCTCGATCAGCGTCGGGTTGCCGGTGTAGTCGGGGATGCGCGGGTCGATCGAGACCGCCAGCGCTTCACGGATCGAGCCGTCCGCAGCCGTGCCCGCTTGGTAGCGCAGGAACGGCACCGCGAGCCCGCTCGACACGTCGCCGCCCGAGCGGAAGGCGTAGAGGCTGTAGCGCGTCGGCGAGTAAGTATCTGGGAACTGCCCCGGCACGTACACGTTGTCGAACTTGTCCACGGCGATGCGCGGATGTTCAAACGGGTAGTCGATGGGCTGGTTGCTTTCGTCTCGAAGCTCGAACGCCCAGCGCCCCGCCGCCGACGAACCGGTGTCGATCAACTTGCGGATCGCCGCCGCATTGGTGCCTGTGGTGCTAACCGTTCCGTCATCTAGCACGCGACGCGGACCGACCGTGAAGAAGTCCGTCGTCGCCCCAGCCTTGACCGCGTAGCCCATGCCACCAGCCGCAGCGACCCAGCGCACGGCTCCACGCGGAGGCGACCACTTGGCCGTGATCGGCTGGTTCGAGAGCAGGTCGAAGTCGAGCGTGTCAGCGTCGCGCCCGTTCGGGTTGGGCGGCGCGAAGGTCGAGCCCGACGCTGTGCCGCGTGACGTGAACGGATGCAGCACGCGCGATACCGGGCCGCCACCGATGGGCTGCACGCGACCGTTGACGCCCGCAGGCACCTCAGCCGCAGCCGCGAGCGTGACCGTGTTGGCGTTGGTTGAGGCGTCCAAGCTCGTGCCCAGCGGCGCAACGGTCTCGTCAAAGTGCCAGAGCGCGATCGTGGTGTCGTTCGGCGTCTGGTACGCGCCCTGCCCGTTGGCGTAGCGCGGCGTGACGTTGGCGGGCTGGAGGTAGGTCCGCAGGAACTCGACCTCGTCGATCTGCATCGGCAAGCCCGACGCCGACGCGGAGCCGCCTAACGTGAACGCCTGGCTGTTGCCGGGCGACTGCATCACGGTCGGGATAACGCCGTTGAACTGGTTGGTCCCGTTGATGTAGATGCGCAACTCGCCGTTGCTGCCCGACTTGCGGTAGGCCATCGTGACCATGACCCACAACTGACGCGCGGCGCTCTCGTTGGCGATCGTGTTGAGCACGTCCACCTTCAGGTCCGACGAGGTGTAGGTCGTGCCCGAGGTGCCGTTGTAGACGGTGACCTGCACCTCAAGCTCCGTGCGGCGCGTAGGCGTGCCGGGACCGACGATGAACAGCGTCTCCGACTTGTGACGGAGCGTGACCTCGAAGCCACGGTTGCTTGCGACCCAGCGCGCGAGGCGTCGGGACGTGAAGCTGCTTGGGAAGGCCCCAGGCGTGTCCACGCGCACCCAAGCGTTGAACGACACGCCGGTCGTGTCAACGTCAGCGCCGCCCGTCTGGAGCGCCACGGGGACCGCCAGCGACACATCAGCAGCCGAGTCAGCGGTCGGGTCGGGGAGGTTCAACGCGCGCGGCTGAGTGAAGGCGCTGCCCGTCCACAGGATCTCGGAGCCCGAGGGGAGCGTGGTGCCAGACCGCCCGCCGTCGTCGAGCAGGTGCGAGATGCCGTACTTCCACGCGAGGAAGCCTTCGATGCGCTCGACCTCGGTGTCGCTCACCGTGTCGTCGTGGTCGCCCACGTTCGTGCTGTCGGCGGTCCCGTAGTCGATCGTGCTGTTCACGTCGGGGACGGTTGCGACCTTCTCCAGACCGTCCTCGGGGTCCGTGTACTGGCGCAGGACGATGAACTCCGAGATCGACACCGAAGGCCCGAAGGTGCCGTTCGTGAGCGAGCCGAGGATCGTCCGGTTGCCCGTCGCCGTGAACTGGCCCTTGTCCAGCCACTTCGACACCGTCGCGCCGTTGACGCGGAAGTACGAGGCGTTGAAGCCGTCCGAGCAGGTGTTGGCATCGACGAGCAACGTCACGATCGCCGCTTGCGGGGCCGACGCGACGAAGCCGCTGACGTAGTTGGGGGACGTGCCGGTCGAGATCGGGTCAGTCGTCTCGTTTGCGATGGTGCTGCGCTCGTCGTGCCGCACAGAGATCGCGCCCGCCGCACCCGTGAGCCCTGTGTTCGACCGACAGTTGATGTACGCCGCGTTGATGCCGCTCGACCACGCGCTGTTCGATTGCGACCAAAGCTGGCCCTGCTGCGTCGCGTCAGCGCCGAACTGAACCACCATCACGATCAGGTGACCGCGACGGTTGGGGAACAGGGTCGGCTGGATGTCGTTCACGCCCGCGCTGTCGTTCACGCTCGGCGGGCTCACCATGCGGTTGTAGCTCCCCGAAAACTGCACCGCAGGCTTTCCACCCAGGCCGCGTGAGCGAAACTTGGGCGCAACGAACGCAGTCGCACCCGAAGGCGTCGAGACATCGCGCTCGAACACGCACAGACCGCGACCCCTTGTGTCCGGCCACACCTCTACGTCGCTGCCGTCCTCCGACTCCAGGTCCTCGGCTACGAACCAAGCCCATTTGCGTCGGTCCCACTCAGGTAGCTGCGTCGGGTCCCATCGCTGCGCATCAAACACCGCCGTGTGGTCGGGGAGCGTCGGGTCGTAGTAGCGCTTGTCGAGCGGGTTCGCCAGCGGACTGCGCGGACCGCTCGCCGTCAGCACCTCGCCACGAAAGTTCACGTCAAGGTCGTTCAACGGGTACGGGATGCCGTCGCGCCGAAACGCCTCGGTCGCGCCCGAGCCGAGCGACAGGTTCTCGTACTGAATCCACGACGACCGCTTACGCGACGTATCGTTCACCGCCGCATAGAGCTTGTCGTCGCGCAGGACCAGTTGCTCGACGAACTCACCCGTGACGATCTCCCACTGGAGCACGAGGTTCTTGTCCGTGTCGGGAGCGTACCGGCGCAGCCACGCCTTGCTCTGGTCGCCGCCCTCGCTGACGCCGACGTACAGGTTGTCGCCCACGTCGATTGCCAACGCGCGCACCTTTTGCGCCTCGTCGCGGACTGGGAGCGTGAACGTGTACACGCGCACGCCGTCGCGGTTGAGCTTGACGATCGTGGCCTTGCCGTCGATCGCGTACTTGTTGCCCTGCGAGTCGTGGACGATGACCGGCACGCCCTCGCCGCTGTTGAGCGCCGCCGTCCACTCCGACAAGTCCCCCACCGCGCTCGTCGTCGCGTTGGTGTAGTCGGTCTGGCGCGCGTCGTACGTGACCTGCACCGCAGACCGGACCGCTCCAGCCGCAAGCGCAGTCTCCGAGAAGCGCGAGAAGCCCGCTCGCTGCCCTCCACGGATTCGGTTGCTCTTGGGATCGACCGAGCGCTCGTTCTGCGCGTCGCGTGTCGTCCGAGGCGGCTGAGCGTCGTGCGCGAAGTTGTCGCTCAGGCCGCCGATCGGGTAGGGGAGCGGTACGTCGGGCATGGGCTAGACCTGATACGGGCCGCCGATGATCGTAGCCGATTGCCACATCCGATTGCTGTCCGTAACCCCGCCTCGGATCTCTCCAAGCTCGTCCTGCACCGAAGCGTCCTGCATCACCGCCGTCTGGAACACCGGCGACTGCTGGACGCGAGCCAAGCGGTCGTTCAAGTCCGCGATGTCGTGCTCGTCGTAGCCCTGCGCGAACGCGAAGCACAGTTCCAGCAGCAAGGGCTCGATGAACGGCGGGACACCGATCGTCTCGTTCTCGTCCGTGATCTCAACCCACGCCGAGTAGTAGTACAGGTTGAGCGAGTCCGACGTGCCGATCTGCGGGTACACGCGCAGCACGGGCCGCATCGGGCATCCATCGGTCGGCTTCTTCCACACCACGGCGGCCCAGTAGCCGACGTTGTTCATGCTGATGATCGAGGTTTCCAGCTCAAGCAGATGCGACGGCGTCGTCAGCACCAGCGCGTTGAGCAGCGACCCCGAGGTCTCGACCTTGACCATGCGGCCAAAGTCCTTCGGCAATTCGACCTCGCTCTTGCCGGAATTGATCGTGATGGTGGTCTTGGGCGCGACGGCCCACTCCCACGTGTGCATGGTGAAAAGCTGTCGTCCCGCTAGATTGCAGAGCGACAGCGTGTCCATCGACGGCTCACCGTCCAAGCGGCGGCGCAGGAACGATCCAATCCTTTGAACCGTCAGCATCAGTACACCACTCCAGTCGCAACGTCGAGATGTCCAACCTTCACGCCGCAATCGACCGCGAACCGCTTGCCAGCCGTCCGAGCGCGCTCGCAGAAATCGAGGTCATGCGTTGCCTGTCGCCGACCAACGATCCGGTCGCCAGCTCGAACGTACTCGTTCACGGTCCTGAACCACGGAGCAGGCATCTCGCGGAACAGGTCCATCTTGAACAGCGTGAACCCCATCGGCAAGCCATTCACTTCGACCGTCTCGCCAGCCTCGATCGCTGCGCGCACGTCGCGCGTTTTCCAGTCGAACATCGCGTCAAGCGACGATGCAGCGGGGTCGCCAATCGCCAGCGGCGTAGGCGGCGAGCGACGAGTGAAGTAGATGCCGGAGACAGCATCCCACGGTCCGCTCTGGATCGCGTCCAGCAAGCGAAGGTGGCCGTCGATGGGAGGCAGATTGTCGTCCTCGAACGTGAGAATGTAGCGGTACTTGCTGAGCTGCCAGTCGCCAAGGATCTCGGCGATGGCCTTGTTGTAGGCGTCAGCGACCTCGGCTCCGCTCACAAAGCGAACCGACCGCTTCTGGTTGGGGACGGTAATCATCCCGAGGATCGCTTCTACGACCGCCTGCGGGATCATCCCTCGCGTCGGGCACACCATCACGGTCGAGCTGTCGCGGTACGTGCATTCGTGGAGCGTACGAACGCTCTCGAAGCCGCGCATAGGCGCACGGAAGGCCGCCTCAACCGCTTGTGTGTCCAGCATTTCCATGATGGGTGTATATCAGCAGGGCGACGCCTTTTTTGACGCCGCCCCGCGTAGCGTTCAGATCAGGTCGAAACGTTCGACCCAACGTCGTTGCCGAAGCCTTCGACGCCGTTGAAGATCACGTCGGCGAAGTTGGTCACAACGGAGTCGTCCTCAAGAGCGATGGCGATGATCTTGAGGTTGGTGCCACCCGTCGCCAGGTCTCCACGACCGTCCGTCGCAGGAACGATGCACGATCCTTTGACGACAGCCGCTTCGACGTTCATGTTCACGATTCCGCGAACGCGAACCATGCCTTCGGCGGATGCGGCGATGTTTTCCAGAGCCACACCAAAGATGTAGCTGGAAAGCGTGCGGAGACTCGTTCCTTCCGCGTCTGGGTCGCGGACAAGGTAGAACGGAGACGCCACGTTGCCGGGGACCTTCGAGGTTGCGTCAACGAGCGCAAGATCGAACTGGCAGATGTCGCCCTTGGTGAGGACTTCCAACGCTTTGACGCGAACGTCGTAGTTGGCCGGAAAGAGGCCGTTTCCGGCGCTCCCGATCGGTTGATTGAACATTGGTCTGTACTCCTTGGATCAGGGGACCGTAATGAACGCCGAGTCAGCGGTCGCCGGGTACACGATGCCTTGGCGTTGGCGGCTCGTGCAGACGATGTTGTAGTAGGTGTCCACGTACATGACGTGCGTGGACGGCTGGTTGGGATGCGTCATGACCGGGTGGCGGTACAGATACATCTCAGTGTGGAAGACCGGCTTCAGGTACTCGAAGTTCAAGAAGTGGTAGCGAGGGCCCGCGTTGGTCGTGCCCGCCGTGTCGTTCTCGGCGGCGTAGATGCCACCGGAACCGGTCGGGTACATCACCGCCGTGTCGAGAGCAGCGATGCCCTCGATCGGGATGCCTTGGAACGTCGGGTTCGGGTACGCCGGGTCTTGGCCGCCCGCGTAACGGAGCCAGTCGTTGTTGCTCTGGAGAGCGAACTCGTACTGGACCGTGCCGTAGGACAGCGAGGTCAGGATGCGCGTCGGCATCGACTTCTTCTGGCTGTACTCCGGCTTCTCCGGCAGACGATCGAAGCCCGTCTGGTTCAACATGCGCCGGAACGCCGAGAACAAGTGCGGAGCCGTCGAGCCAGCCACCGCGCCCACCGAGCCACCGTTGTAGGTCGCGCGCTGGTTGCGGTACTTGGAGAACGTCGCGGGGTTCTTGCCAGCGACAGTGCCCCAAGCGGTCGTGGAGCCGGTCCCAGTGTAAGGGATCGTGTTGGTCAGCTCGTTGTTCCACACCCCGAGGGAGTACGGAACCTTTGCCGTGCCAGCCGTCTCCATGTCGGCTTGGTTCGGCGTGGCGAACAGCGCGTCCTCCATCTTGTTGAACTTGGAGGTCCACATCGCCTGTTCGAGCTGGCGCTTGAGGCCAACGATCTGAGTGCGCCGACCGTTCGGGTCCATACCCGAGGCGTTCAGCGTGATCGTCTCGTTGTTCCACGCCATGTTGTCGCGGAAGAAGCGCCAACCGACCTCGAAGTCGGTCATCGTCTGCGGCTGCGAGGGAGCCTCGGTGTCGTCCGGCAGGTAGAAGTGCGCGGTGGCCGCGTCCGACATCTGCGAGAGCCACTTGATCGACTTTCCGCTTTGGAGAGTGATCGCTTGGTCGCCGCTCTTGAGCATGTAGCCCAAGGCGTAGGTGTTCTTGACGACTTCGTTGATGACCTCGGTCGGCGAGGTCAGGTAAGCACTTTCCGTGCTCTCCATGAAATCATCGAACACGGAAATGACAGAGCCCATGTTTCGATTCCTTGTCGCGGATCACCGTCCGCGCTGCGGTCGCTACGCAAGCCCGTGCTTCTTCTCAAGCTCCGCAAGGAAGTCCATCGCGCGCTCCTCTTTGCCCTTGGAGGCACGCGGCGTAGATCCCTGCGGCTTGGTCGGCAAGCCGTTCCTGCGATCACGAGACTTGGATTGGTCTTTGGACGCGTCCAACTCCTCGGGGCCAAGCGTCAACACCGAAGCCTCGTACATCAGGTCGCTCACGGTTTCGTAAGCGCCAGACGGAGCCAGCTTCAGCATCTTCTCGGTCACCTTGGCGTAGTAGGCGTCGTCCCGCAGCTTGAGGAAACGCTCCCCAAGCCGCTGACGCGCGCCATCCATCTCGATTCGCAGGACCGACGCGGACAACCGCTGGTTGATCTCGACCTGTTCTTTCAGTCGAGATTCCAATGCGGAAGCCTTTGCGGCGGCGCGGCTTTCCAGAGACTTCAGGGCGCTCGTCACACGACCGGCCACTTCTTGGCTTCCAAGCTCGTCGGAGAGGGTCTTACCCAGGCTGTCGAGGTCCAAGGGTTGTTCGGCGGGCTCTGAGGCCGCTGACTCCTTGGTGGGCTCGGTAGCTTTCGCTGCCCAGGTCTCTCTCTCTTTGCGCAATTCTCCAAGCTGCCGGTACGCATCGTCAGCGTCAGACTGGGCCTTGGCGCGACCGCTGCCCCAACGGAGCAGCTTGTCGCGGTCCAGACTGTCGATGACGTTCACCGGGACGCCGTCACGTCGGAGAGCGGTACGCGCCCGTTCAAAGGCGTTCTTCTCTTCCGACGACAACGTAGGCGTCTCGGTTTTCTTCTCTTCTTCGACCGGAGCTTCGACCGGAGCCTCCTCAGCGGGAGTCTCGACGGGAGCTTCTTCGACGGCGGGTGCGGGCTCAGCAGCGGGTACGAGCGCGGCGAGCATCTGATCGAGTTGCGGCGTGGCGACTTCAGCGGACATTGACGACAGGGTTCTCCGTGTCTTGGGTCTTGGAAACAAACTCGTCCTGCTCGCGGCGGCCCTCGAAGCAGACGTACCCGTCCTTGTTCACACGCGCGCCCAGCTTCTTGGCGTCGCGCGGGTCCATCGTGTAGCTGACCGTGCCGCGCAGAGGCGACCCGGTTGCAACACCCGGCACCGACGGGATGCGGCGATACACCTCGCCGTCTACGACAATCTCATGCCCAACAGGCGGCGCGTCGGCCATCAGCGCGTGCCGCTCAATCGTCTTGCCAGTCGCGTTGCGGTACTCGTAAATCATTTGCCCGCCTTGGTTCTAGCACCCGAGACTTGACCCGGCAAGGACGCTTGCTTAGAGCGGCTGTCCGGCATCGCCTTGGCCTGCGTCCGCTCCATGCGGGGCGCGTTGTGGACAGCCTCCTTGGCCTCGCCTCCACCACCTTGCTCGCCGCCAGCCATCGACTGGAGGCTGAGCTGCTGCACACCGGCGAGCATCTGGAAGTCGAAGTACGACGGAAGCTCGGGGTAACCGCGACGGTGCCCGTACTCCTCCATCAGCTCGCTCCACTTGACGTGCGGCATGGCGACCATCGCTTGGCCGACCGACAGGATCGTGGTCAAGAACGAGTCAGCCTCGGCAGCCTCAGCCATCTCGTCCTTGCGCGCCATCGAGCCGACCTCGATCGACACCTCGTAGTCGTCCACGCCCTTGCCGTTGTCTTGGAGCCAGTCCTCGGGCGGCGTCGTGGGCAGATCCGCGCCGGGCATCATGCGTTGGAGCACGCGCCGCTGACGAGGCCACGCCTCCTTGGTGATTTTGCCGACGTACAGCGTGTCGGGGCCGAAGTCCTCCTTGGCGTCGTCGCCAAGCTGCATGACCGTGTCCTCGGTCGTGAGGTACCACGCCACGGTCTGGAGGTTCCGCTCGCAAGCGTCCCAGAACTTCTTGGTCTGCCACGAGGTCCGCACGTTGGACGACGCGGACGCGATGGCGTTCTCCGTCGCCGTCGCCGCGCCTGTGGTCATGCCCTTCTCGGCGTCGCTCATGCCGAGCATCCGGTCGGCACGCTCCTTCATGATCTGCTTGACCAGCAGCATCTCTTCCGTGACGCCGCCGACCTCAAGCTGCTGCACCGTGTCGCGCGTGAGATTCGACTTGGTGTAGACGTAGTCGTGCTTGCCGTCCTTTACCTTCTTGGCGAAGCGACGGTCCGACTCGTCCACGACGATCATGCGCTTGTAGTTCGCAGCCGAGCGGTCAATGACCTCGGAGTGTCGGTTGCTGTCGTCGATCTGACGCCACGCAGCCTGCACCGGAGCCAGCGGCCACGGGCGATTGGGCACCGTGTAGATGCCGTAGAGCGTGTACGGTCCCCAGCGAGGACCCCAAAAGTCACGCGGCTTGCGCGGCGACATGCCCTTGCCCGAACTGTCGCACGCGATCGTGAACAGCGCGCCGTGGTAGCCGTCCTCGGGCTTCTTGTCCTCGTCGATGTGAATGCCCGGCACCCACACTTCGTAGTAGCACACCTTGAGCGTGACGTTGTCGCGCCGCGTCTCGTCGATGCCGTAGTCCTGCGTCTCGGTCATCGACTTGATGACCTCCACGTCCCAGCCCTCGCGCTCGTCCTTGGGCAGCTTGGCGTCAGCCTCGGCTCGCTCCAGCAGCGCCTTCTTCTCCTCGGCAACCTTGTGGAACACGTAGCGCGCCTCCTCAAACGAGCGCGCCTCTGAGTCGAAGCCGAAGCAGCGCTGGTCCAAGCGCGCCACGGTCGGCCAGTAGATCGGGTCTTCGGCCTCTTCCCAGCCCGGCACCGGCTCAGGCTTGGTGATCGTCGCGCCGAACGCGAAGAACGAGTCCACCGCCAGCTTCTCGGCCAACCGATGGAACGACGTGTCGCGGCACCAGCGATTCAACGCGTGCTGCACACCGCGCGACTGGATCTTGGCCTGCTCGCCAGCGTTGGTCGTGATGCGCACGACAGGGTTCTGAAACGCCACCTGCCCAATGCGTTGCGCCACGTACTCGAACACGTGGTTCTCAGCCATGCCGTCCGTGCGGCCCTCGTACGCGCCTGAGTGGTACGCGCGCACGTGCTCGTCGAACTTGGACAGCACTTGGTCACGCACGCGCTCGCAAGCACGCACGCGCTCCATCAGCTTCTCGGGGGACGTGTCAATCATTGATCCTGCCCCTCGAACCACTCCTCGAAAGTCTTGCCGCCTGGCCACGAGGGATTGTGGCCGACCGTACCGCGCGGGCATCGCACGTTCTTGGAAGGTTCGCCCATGTCTCGGGTCCAGAAATAGGCGGCTGCGTAGCGAGCGGCGTCAAGCCCGTGGTCGGACTGTCCGTCCGCTGGCTTGTCGCGGTTCGAGCGCCCCTCTTTCGGTTCTTCGTAGACATACGCGGGAAACTCCTCGACCGTGCAGGTCGGCTTGCCCTTGGTGCGCAAGAACTCGTCGCGCCCAAAGCGTAGCGTGTTCTTGACGAAGTTCATCTGCGGACGACCCTGCACACGCCGCGACAGCAGCGAGCGCACCATGTCGATGCCGCCAAAGTCCTGCGCCGTCCCGTGCTTGTTCATCGCCTTGATGGCAAACGAAGGCACGTCGTACCCAAGCTCGAACGAAATGCGCCGGTTGAACTTCTCGCCCGTCTCCGCGCGCGACGGGTCGTACACCAACGCGCGCAGGTCGAACTCCTTGTAGAACTCCGACACGCGCTCGGCGAACCAGTCCAAGCCCGACTGGTCCGTTTTCTCGCCCGCTTTGGTTTTGAAGATTTCCGCGAGCATCCAAAGCCTGCGGTCCTTGTCTACGCCCCACACTTGGAGCACAGCCGGGTCGGTCCAGCCCCAGTCGAACGAGGCGAAGCACCAGTCCATCGGGATCATGCCGTCTGGCACCACGACCGTCGCCTGTCCGCGCTGCGTCCAGACCGTCGCGTCCACCACATGCACGTCGTCGTCCCAGGCGTCGTACACGCGACCCGTTGCCGCGCACCACTCGCCATGCAGCAGACGCCGCTTGTTGTGGCCGCTCATGCGACCCAGGCCGTCGAGGTACGCGCGCCCGTTGTCCGTCCAGTCCACGCCGTCGTGGTAGGCCGGGTTGTCCTTGTGGACCGACAGGTACGCCTCGCACGAGCCCGCGTCGATGCGCTGCTTGACCCAGTGCGACGGGTAGCTCGGGTTGCACGACCCAATGAGCAAGCGCTGGTTGTTGACCATCACCTCGCCGCGCAGACCACGGAAGAACAGCTCCCAGGTGTTCTTCTCCACGCCCGAGTCAGCACCGCCTCCGGTCAACTCCTCCGCGTAGATGATGTCCCACTTGGTCGAAAACAGCTTGCCCGGCTTGTCGAGGCCGATCACCGCCACCTCGGACCCGTTGGGGAAGTGGTAGATGCTGCGCCCCTCGCGCTGCGGACCGTCCAACACCGGATGCTCGGGCGGGAAGCAAGCCTCCCACTCGACGAGCGTCGAGCTGGTCATGCTTTCACGAGTCGAGCGCGTCAGCAGCACGCGCAAGCCGGGATGCGTCTCGCACAGGTACGCGAGCACGTAGCAGATACCGCGCGACTTGCCCG